TAATACTCCAGTAGCTATATATGGTAGTTGTGCTACTTGTCAATCTAGCAATCCACCTCCAACTCCATCGCCTACGCCAGTACCAACGCCAGTACCAACGCCTACGCCAGTGCCAACGCCAGTACCAACGCCAGTACCAACGCCTACGCCAGTACCAACGCCAGTACCAACGCCAGTGCCATCACCACCGTGTAATTCAATTGCACTAGAAGGGCCGTTTGCAAGTGATAGTGGATGGACGTGTAATACTTCTCTTGGATTCTTTATGAATACAACAGACTGGTGTACGGCTACATTGTTATACAGAGATAGTATTTGTACAAGAGGAGCATTAGCAGGATATTATACAAACGGTAGCTTTACTAGATATTGGAATGGTTCAGCATTTACACTTTCATGTACATCGACTATTTGTCCATAGTTTTTCATTCTAAATAATTATCATTAACTTTATTTGAAATTAAATCAAATCAAATGGAGGAAATACACAATTTTATTACACCACAGGAGTGTCAAGAATTAATTAAAATGATTGATGCTAACCATTCACGTTCATCAGTAGTGGTGGGTGGAACTGACAGAACTGATGTTACTGACCATAGAACATCAAGCACGTCTAATTTAGACATGAATACACCTGTAATGTCTAAAATAAAAAAACAAATAGCCGACACTTTAGGTTTAGAGCTTGTTAAAGGAGAAGCACTTCAAGGACAACTATATGAGCCTGGACAATACTTTAAACCACATAATGATTTTTTTAGTGGCGCTGCTTATGATATGCACTGTAAAGCTTCTGGAAACAGAACGCATACATTAATGATATATTTAAATGATGATTTCAAAGGAGGAGGCACACACTTTCCCACACTTCAAAAAACAATAGAACCTGAAACAGGTAAAGCTTTATGGTGGTATAATTTAAAAGATGGTAAAGTACAAGAGCAATATCTTCATGAGGGTGTAACTGTAGATGAGGGTAAAAAATACATTGTAACATCTTGGTGGAGAGAAAAAGGCTGGGATGGTGCTGGTGATGAAAAAATGTATTATGATTCTCAAAAAGAAAAACCTGTACAGAAAATAGAAGACACTGAAATAGTAGAAGGAATGCAGAATAAATCTTATATAGTTAAAGCTTCAGAAGCTCAAAACTTAAAAAAGTCAATAGAAAAAAAAGAGTTTACTACTATAGATGACTTTCCAAGATTTACTGATAATGGTTTTAGTTTAATGAAATGTCCAGAAGAAACCTGGAACTTAATAAGTGAATCCTATGAGTTGTTAAAAGATAAAAAACAAACAGAAGAATTTGATGGAAAAAAAGAATTTATAGTAGGTGGTGATTCTGAGATTATGTCATTTGACCACTTGCCAAGTGTAAGAACTTTAATTCATCAGCAATTATTAAAGACACACGAGGATTGGATAAAAGAGTCTTTAACGCCTTCATTTATTTATGGTATAAGGTCTTATACAAAAGGCGCTACATTAACACCACACGTAGATAGAATTGCTACTCATCACGTTTCATCAATTATTATAGTAGATAAAGATTTAAGATGTGGTTGTCAAAATAAAAAATATGCAGATGATTGGCCCTTAGACATACAAGGTCACGATGGAGAGTGGTATAAAGTTTATGCTCAACCTGGAGATATGATATTATATGAATCAGCAGTTTGTGAACACGGAAGAACAGATTCTTTCGGTGGTGCTTTTTTTAGAAACTTTTATGTTCATTATCAATTAAAAGATTGGGTATATAAATCATGAGTAAATCAATTTTAGTGACAGGTGGAGCAGGTTTTATAGCTCATCACGTTATAGAGCATATACTAAATAACACTGACTGGACAATTGTATCTTTAGATAGACTTGATTTTAGTGGAAATTTAAATAGATTACAAGAAGTAGTAGGCGGTCGTAAAGATAGCAATAGAGTTAAAATTGTACATCACGATTTAAAAGCTCCATTAAATTCACAAATAGTTTCAGCTATAGGCGATATTAATTATATAGCGCATTTGGCTGCCGGTTCACACGTAGATAGAAGTATAGATTATCCTATGGAGTTTGTTATGGATAATGTAGTAGGAACGGCCAATATTCTTGAATACGCTAAATCTATAGACAGTTTAGATAAGTTTGTATATTTTAGTACAGATGAAGTGTTTGGGCCAGCTCCAGGAGACGTAAAGTATAAAGAGAATGATAGATATAATTCAACTAATCCATATAGTGCTTCTAAAGCAGGAGCAGAGGAGTTAGTTGTAGCTTTTGAAAACACATATAGAATGCCAAATATTATAACACATACTATGAATGTATTTGGTGAGAGACAACATCCAGAGAAATTTATTCCAATGTGTATTAATAATATTTTAAATAACAATAAAATATGGATACATGGCAATAAAGAAAAAACTAAAGCAGGAAGCAGACATTATATACACGCTAAAGATGTGGCGAGCGCTTTGTTGTTTTTGTTAAACAATTCAACTCCATCTATACCAGATAAAACAGGAATTAAATGTCCTAAATATAATATAGTAGGTGCAGAAGAAATAGATAATTTATCTCTAGCTAAATTTATTGCTAAGGTTTTAAATAAAGAATTAAAATATGAGATTATTGATTTTCATTCATCAAGACCCGGGCATGATTTACGATATGCACTAGATGGTAACAAGATGATGAAGTTAGGGTGGATGCCAAGCAAAGTTTTTGACACTCTTGAACAAACAATTAAATGGACTGTTGATAATAAAAGATGGCTGCAATCGTAAAAGATTTTAATTTTTTAATTACTGCTCATTCAGATAATCCTACACGTATAGATTTATTACTAAAGTGTATTGAATCAATAAAAAAGTTTGGATACAAAGCAATAGTTGTTGACCATTACTTTAACTATGAAGCGTTTCAATTGTCTGATGGATATGTTTGGATAGAAGATAATGAAATTATAACTCCTAAAGATTGGCATAAATATAATTTGTATCATGCGTGTCATAGTCCGTATGAAAAATATGACACGTATACACCATACGGTAGTTTTGCGCCTTATGCTATTTTAAATCAATTTAAAAAAGGGTATCAACTAGTAGAAGGTGAGGGAGTATTTAGTATACATTATGATTTTCAATTGAAGAATGATGTAGGAGAGTTAATAAAACAATATCCGCAACGTGATGGTATATTTTTTAAATATCCCGCTGACAATTATTCATTATTTAGTAGTTGTTTTTATTTAAAAAAATCTTTGTGGAAAAAGTTTGAAAGATTTAATTCTATAGACCAATATATGAAAGAGATTAATAAGTATATGGAATGGTATTTTTATGATGATTTTAAAAATGAAAATGTAGAATTATTAGACGCTCATCCACGTGATTATTTTATTCATGATTTATATTACAGGTCATCTTATTTGAACTTTACTTGTAATCTTTACGCTTCAGGGCAAGAGGTCTTGTTTAATTTTAATAATACATTTGAGTTGCTAAACAAAAGTGATGATTATTATTTGCATAAAGAAAACAAAAAGTTAAACATACATTTAAGTAAAGACCATTTCAAGTATCACACCTTTAGAAAAAAATGATAAGATTTATTCCAAGTGCTATAGTAGACAATCGCTATAAATGGATGGCAAACTTTTGGGCTTATGCTCAAAAAAAAGCTTACAAAGACAAAGCATTGTTTAATAGTTTGGTAACGGTTGTAAAACAAAATACGTATAATAGTGCCATATACAATTCAATTGACTGGGATTTAAAAGGATTAACACATTATATGTCTCCTCCAATTTGGAATTATGTATCTAGTAAAAATGATAATTGTATTGTGATTAATGTTATTTCTTCTATTAAACCTTTGCTGCCTTATTATAATGAAGACGATGTGTTGGTAATATGCGATATGGATATGGTTAGTTTAAAACCTTACACTGGTATTTTGCCTGACGATAATTCTATAGTGTGTTATGATGGATATGAAGACTGGCACATGTTTATTGCTAATTCAAATAAACAAAATTATAATAAAATAAAACCATACTTAAAACACGAAGATGGACAGTATATGAACGGAGGTTTTGTTCCTATATTTATCAAAGTAAAAGTTTTAAAAAACATTATAGATGAAGTTATATCTGTATCTGAACAAATTGTAGAATCTAACGAAGAGCCTACGTGGAAATGGTGGAGTTGTATGACGGCTTTATCTATTGTTTGTCATAACAATAAAATAAAAATGATTGGAGAGAACAATACATATATACCTAACTTTAATTATTATGATGAAGACAACCATTTTTTTGCTCATTACAGTGTAGACCCTTTGTTTGATAAAAAAACTTTTCCAAATCACGATATAACTAAATATCCTAATAATGGGTTCTACAACTTAGTCAAGGAGTGGATGGTAAATTAAATAGGTAACTATTAATTTTGTAAATTTGTAATCAAATAATCTTCGTATGGCTGGTGCTCTTTTTAGTTTTTCATGTCCTATTGACCAAATAGGTGACGAAAACGGTCAATGTACATGGGTCGTAGTTTGTAACGATGGAGAAAAAATAAATGTAAAAGTACCAGCAAATGGTATAGCAAACTACTGTTTACAAAAAGGTTCTACAATAGTAAAAACATCTGTTTATGGTATAACATATAATGTAGAACAAAACTGTGAAACAAATTGTGGTGATGCAGACCCAACGCCTATAACCGGATATGTATATTATGAGTATGAAAATTGTAATGCGGCAAGTCAGAAACAAATATTTAGAGCTCCCGCTGGTTTTACTGCATGGCCAAACACACTAGCATACCAATCAATATGTTGGACAAACGGTGTAAGCACTACTAATATTTCTTATTTAGACATTGCTAATATACCTACATATACAGACTGTCCTACGTGTGCTGCAGCATTAGCTCCAACACCATCCCCGACTCCTGTTCCTACTGCGCCAGGGGTTGCAGAGTATTGTTTAAGCTTTAACAACACGTTAACAGTGTCAAGTAATTTAGTGGAGTTTCCTGATTACCTCGGAATACCTGATGCTAATGTAAGGTTTTATATAATTAATGGAAGCTGGGGTATATATGAAGTAAACACTGGGGTATATCAAATTTCAGGCGTACCTTCAGAATGGCCAATTGCTTTTTTAAATAATGGAAAAGAAAACCAGATATCTTATACTGGTACTAAATTAGAATTAAACGCTACAGGATTAGACGGAAATACTTATGATTTTTATTCAGGAACAATAACATTAAATGTTAATGAAGATTTTGGAATAATAAGCTATCAAACTTTATATCCAACATCTACAAATGGTCAATATTTTTTAGGAGAAAACAATTTAAGATTTTCAACTAATTGTAGTCCTTCTACACCTCCAACGCCTGCTACACCTACACCAACGCCAGTGCCAACCAGTGTAGTCCCTCCCATTCCATCTCCTGTTAAAACAGAATGGACGGTTAGTTACAGTGAAAACTCTAAAGGATGGCCTTCGTTTTATTCTTATATACCAGAATATATGATAGGAATGAATAACTTTTTTTACACATTTAACAAAGGTAATTTATACCAACACAACGTAAATGAGTTAAGAAACAACTACTATGGTGAACAATATAATTCGCAAATTACAAGCGTATTCAATCAGAATCCACTAGAAAATAAAATATTTAAAACTTTAAATTTAGAATCCAATGATGCTTGGGAAGCTTACTTAGAAACTGATATACAAACAAATGGCTTTATGGAAGATGGATGGTTTGAAAAGAAAGAGGGAGCTTGGTTTGCATATCTTAGACAGAGAGGTGAAGTACCTGCTTTGCAAGGGCAATACGCTATGAGGTCTGCTAATGGTATAGGTAAAACATCAAGTGTGGAAGTAAGCGCCGGAACAACTGTTCTTAGTTTTTCAACTAACCCACTGGTGTCTATAGGAAACTTTATAAGCGTAGGGGATTATGTATACCATTCCCTGCCTCAATACACAGAAATATCTTACGGTGGTATAGTAACACAGATAAATGTAGATTTACAGAACGGCATCAATGAATTAATTGTAAGTACAACTTCAGCTAATACAGTAGCTTTTCCATTAAACGACCCTTATATTATGTTTATTAAAAGCTCAGAGGCAGAGTCTCATGGATTACTTGGGCATTATTGTTTATTTACAATCACTAATTATAACACACAAGCTACGGAACTCTTTGCTGTAGAGAGCGATGTAATGAAAAGTTATCCGTAAAAATTAGTATCTTTGTAAGTATAAAAAATTATTATGGCATTTCCATTAATACCTTTAATATCAGTAGGGCTTCAAGCAGCAGGCTCTATATTTAGTTTTTCTCAAGCTAAAGAATCAAGAGAAAGAGAAA